TACTTACTCTTCTAAAATTGTAAAAGTATCGCGTCAATTAGTTCAAGACAACGCATTCGACTTGGGTAGCTTTGTTGCTGGTCAGTTGGCGAACCGTTTGAACCGTGGAATAAACGCACACCTTACAACTGGGGACAACTCTGGTAAGCCTCAAGGTGTTGTAACTGGATCTACTCTAGGAAAGACTGCTGCTTCAGCTACTGCTGTAACAATCGCAGAGCTTTTAGACCTTATGTATTCTGTAGACGTTTCTTACCGTAACGCTGCAGGCGCTGCGTTTATGATGAACTCGGCTACTTTCGCAGCTATTACTAAATTAGGTTTTGGCAGTTCTAACGACTTCCCAGTCGTAATTCCATCTATGGAAGCAGGAGCACCAGACTTACTATTCGGTAAGCCTGTATATGTTAACGAAGATATGGCAGGAATCGCTACAGGCGAAAAGTCTGTTATCTTTGGAGATATGAAGCAGTACTATATTCACCAAGCAGGGGGCGTACAGCTTCTAAGGTTGGAAGAGCGCTACGCTGACGAATTATCTGTAGGCTACTTAGCTTATAAGAGAATCGACGGTAACGTAGTACAAGGTTCAGCTATTAAGCACCTTATTCAAGCTTAATAATTTAGTAGTATATGAAGGTTTTATTTAACCAGAATATCAGCGGAGCAGACTTCTATTACCTGGCTGGCCAGGTAGTAGAGCTGCCCGCAGCTACTGCTAAAGATTTTCTAAATGCTAAATTCTGCGAAGTCGTAGAAGATAAGCAAGAGGCAAAAGCTGAAAGAGCAGTAAGCAAAAAGACAACTAAAAGAACCACTAGAGCCAAGTAATGAGCTATACTATAATTACCCCAGCAAGTATACAAGCTTTAACCGTACAAGAGGTTAAGGATTTTTTGCGCGTAGACAGCGACGCAGAAGACACCCTGCTAGGGGTACTTATTAGCGCTTCTACCGAAATGGCAGAGCACTACCTAGGAAGGTTCCTTTTAACTACCGTTATAGAAGAGTTTTACGATTTTTTCCCTATGTCTAGGGTAACCGCAGAACCTTTTAGGGGAGACCGAAATATAATATATTTAAGCCGTGGGCCTGTTCAAAGCATAGCGCACGTTAAGTACATCGACGGAAACGGCGACGAAATCACAGTAGACGCTAGCGACTACCGCACAGACCTAGTAAGCGAGCCCGCGCGTATTATGCCGGAGCACGGATGGTACGGTACTAAAGATACCGTTAACGCTGTTATAACTCGCTATACCTGTGGTTACACGCAGGCAAGCGATGTGCCTAGTAATATTAAAATGGCTATGCTTTTAATGATTGGCGAAATGTACGAAAAGAGAGTAGACAGCGTACACCGCTTACCTACCGCTTCAGAGTACTTACTAAACCCTTTTAGAGTTTTCCGCTTTGCTTGATCCTGGCCAACTAGATAGAAGGGTAACCCTACAGAGTGCTAGCGTAAGTACGGACGGCTTCGGCCAGGCAGTACGCACGTATAGCACCTTAGCGCAAGTATGGGCTAAAGTAGACTACCGTACTGTTAAAGAAGGTGAAGACGCAGAGAAACTAACCAGCGTTAATAAAGTACGCTTTACGATACGCTACCGCGCAGACGTAGACGCTACTACTAAGATTAGCTGGGACAGTAAAACATTTGAAGTAGAAGGCGTAAGCTTAGAAGGTCGCGAGCGCTATTTAATTATAGAGACTAGACTAGCGGACTAATGGGTAAGCTAGACGATACTTTAACAATGCACGTAGACGGCTTTGAAGATGTAATAAAAAAAATGCAGCTTCTTAGTAAGATAGACCGCACAGAGTACAACGCTTTTAAGAAAGGAATTAAAAAATCTGCTGACCCTTTTATTCAAAATGTTAAGGCCGTAATACACGTAGGTAGAAGCCGAAAAGCTATAGGTAAAAGCATAGGCGGTAGAGGTGGTAAAAGTAAAAGCGTTACTTATAAGCCTGGAAACTTAAAGCGCTCTATAGGATATATTAAAAGTAGAGGCCATAATCTTATAGGATATGTAGGCCCTAGATTTGGCCGCAAAGCTACAAAGACCGGAGACGGTTATTACGGTGCTATGGTAAACTTTGGCGCTTCTAGAGGTAGCGCTAGGGCTAGAGTAAAAGATACTAGAAACGTAGGCTTTATAGATAAAGGATTTATAAAGGGAGTACCAGCGGCTAATGCTTTACTAGTTAGAGAAGTAAGCCGTATTTTAAACAAAAAACTAACGCAACTTAGCTCACAGCAAAAACGTAAAATAATAACTCGCCGCTTCTAATGAATGAAGGTAAAGCTATATACTCAATCCTCACAACAGACAGCGCAGTAAGCGCTATAGTTAGTAGCAGGGTTTACCCACAAATAGCAGCGCAGGGCGCAGCTTTTCCTTTTGTGGTATATGTTATAAACGACATTACTCCAAGCGACACTAAAAGCGGCGTAAGTACCTTAGATGAAGTACGCTACGAAATACTAGCTATATCTGAAAATTACGCAGAAGCAGCAGATTTAAACGAGAAAATAAGAACGGCTTTAGATCGCTACACGGGAACGGTAGCGGCAGTCGTTATAGACAGTATACAGTTTACGGAATTAGAAACGGACTACGATACAGCTAGCGAAACTTATATAGCTAACAGCGAGTACATAATAAGAGTTAAACGATGATAATAACACTAATAAAAAACACTACCCTAGAGAGCGGCAAAAAGCTTGTAAAAGGTACTAACTTAGGGGTAGTTAACGAATACGGCCAGAAGCTTATTAAAGCTGGAAAAGCTGTAGAATTTGGGGCCGAGGCACCAGTAGAAATAGAAGACAAACAAATAAACAATTTAGACTAAATGGCAACTACAGGAATTATGAACGGAACCCTACTAGGGGTATACGCAGGCAGCACTTTAATAGCTCACGCTACAGAGGGCTCTATCTCTTTGTCAATGGACACGAGAGACGCAACAAGTAAAGACTCCGCCGGAGACAGAGCTTTACTAGAAGCAACTAAAAGCGGGACTATCTCAGTTTCTGCATTATACGCAGAAGATGCCGCTTTCGGTGTTGACGATTTAATGACGTCGTGGGCGGCTAGAACTTCTTTAGTAGTTAAGTTTTCTACGGAAGTAACAGGCGATCACTACTGGTCTGCTAGTGCTTACATTAGCTCTATAGAAGTAAGTGCAGGTATGGAAGATAACGTAACTTACTCGTGTACGTTTGAACTTACAGGAGCTATAACTTACTCAGCAGTAGCTTAATAAACAATAACACAAAACACTAAAGCAAATGGTAAAGAAAGTACTAATAGGTGGAGCAGAAAGACCGGTTAAATTCGGCTTCGCTGCTCTAATGCAATTTACAGACGCTACTAGCTATACACTAGCAGACCTTGACAAAATAGGCGAAAGCTTAAAACTCAGCGAAGCTTTAGAGCTTGTAAGAGCAGGGTTAACGCAAGGCGCTAGGGTAGAGGGTGAAAAGTTTACAGCAAGCCTCGAAGACGTGGCCGACTGGTTAGACGATAACCCAGAAGCATTAGAAAAAGTACTAGCACTATTTACCGATAGCTTTACACCGGCAAAAAAGTAGACGGGGCTAAGGGCATAGAAAGCCCCCAAGCCCCGTTAACTTTTGACCGATGCGAAGAGATAGCTCTAGGCTTACTAGGCTATAACAACGCAGAATATTTAGACCTAACCCCGCGCAGCCTTAATAACGCTGTAGCGGGTTTTAGTGAGAAAAGGGAAGCAGAAAGTACAGAGCTATGGGAAATAATGAGAACCCAAACAGCAACATTAGTAAACCTTCAGCTTCCTAAAAACAAAAGAGTAACGCCTAAAGACTTGTTTAGGTTCCCCTGGGATCGTAAAAAAGTAGAGCGTAATTTAACCAAAGAAGAAGCTAAAGAAATTCTAGCGAAATGGCAAAAAAGAGCTTAGCACGGACTACCATAAGTATAGGCGCAAATATTGCGGGCCTACAGCGCGGCCTAAAAACAGCCGGCGCTAGTATTAAGCGATTCGGTGGCCAGGCTAAGCGAATAGGTACAACTTTTACCGCTGCGTTTAGTGCACCTATAGCAGCTATAGGTATAAGCGCTGTTAGAACTTTTGCGACTTTCGAGGCAGAGATGAGCAAAGTAAAGGCGGTATCTGGAGCTAGTGCGGCAGAATTCGCAAAGCTAGAAAGCGAAGCGAAACGCTTAGGCTCAACTACTACCTTTACGGCGTCTCAAGTAGCAGGCTTACAGGTAGAATTTGCTAAGCTAGGTTTTACAGCTAGCGAGATTACCAAGGTAACAGAAAGTACGTTATTTTTAGCGCAGGCTGCGGGTACTGATTTAGCGCGAGCTGCTGAGGTAGCAGGTGCTACGCTTCGCGGTTTTGGTATGGATGTTAGCGAGACTGGACACCTTACCGACGTTATGGCTCAAAGCTTTAGCGAGAGTGCGCTAGATATGGAGTCTTTCGCTGAGGCTATGAAATATGTAGCCCCAGTAGCTAACGCTGCTGGAATAAGCCTAGAGGAAACTACCGGAATGCTAGAGCTGCTCGCAGGTGCTGGTATAAAAGGTAGCCAGGCGGGTACTTCTTTGCGTCGTATAATTTCACAACTAGGCGCAACGGGTGGAGACGTAGCAGGAACTATAAAAAAGCTAGCTAGCGAAGGTTTAAACTTAGCCGACGCTAAAGACGAAGTAGGGCGCTCTGCGCAAAGTGCTTTAATAGTATTAGGTAACACCATAGACACCTTACCCGGTTTAACCGAAGGCCTTAAAAACGCAGACGGCGCAGCTAAGGGTATGGCGGATACTATGATGGACAACGCAGCCGGAAGCTTTAAAGAGCTACAGAGCGCTAGCGAAGGGGCCCGTATAGAGATAGGCGACGCCATAGCGAATAATAAAATTTTTCAAGATGTAATAGACAAGCTTACCGGCAGCTTAGGAAAGATTACAGAATATATCCGCTCAATGACTGACGCGGAAGTATATAATAAAACAATCTTAGCGGGGCTTATAGCTATTGTACCTATACTTATTACAGCCGTAGGAACTCTTACCATAGCGTTTGGCTCACTTACGGCAGCTATGGGGCCGTTATCTATAGCTTTAATCGGGGTATCTATAGCTTATAATCTTATTAAAAAGAGTATAAGCGAAACTGATAAAGTAATAAAAGAAGCTTTAGGTAATGAAAACACTAAAGAAAGCACAAATCTTTTACAAAAACAGTTAAAAGTAGTAGAGCAACAACTAGAAGCTACTAAAGCCTGGGCAAAAGAACAGCCAAAGAATGTAAACTATCAGCGCCAACTTATACGCTTAGAAGACGAAAAGCTAAAGCTTAAAGCTACTTTATCTGAATTAGAAACTAGAGACGCCGCTAAGCGCGCTATATGGCAGCAAGACGAGTTAGACTATACTAACGAGCAGCTAGAGAAACAGCGCCAGCTTAACGAAGAGAAAAAAAACGCTGCTACATTAACCGCCGCGCAAGCAGAAACGACACTAGACTTAAAAAACAAAACCGCCGAGCTAGGAACAGTTACAGCTAATTTAAGTCTAGCGCCATTATCGCACGAAGTAGAAACTACTACTTCAAAAATGGCCTTAATGACAATGGCTGCCGCTGAACTGTCTCAAAACGTAAACGACGCTATGAACGCTATGGTAGTAGATACTATAGTAGGTATGGCTGAAATAGGCGGAGCTATTTTATCTGGTGAAGCAAGCTTTAAAGATATGGGCCGCTTTGTCTTAGGTCAATTCGCTACTTTATTTTCTCAACTTGGCGAAATGTTTATAAAGTACGGAATGGCGCTACAAGGTTTTCAACTGGCTACTATTTCAATGAATCCATATTTAGCAATTGCCGCAGGTGTTGCGTTAGTAGCTGCTGGGGGTGCGATCAATGCTAAAATGAATAAGATGGGTGAGACTGGTATACCAGCTTTAGCCGAGGGCGGAATCGTGACAAAACCCACCTTAGCACTAATCGGCGAGGGTAGAGAATCAGAGGCCGTAATTCCGTTAAGTAAATTAGATACTATGACTAATTCAAATAACGGAGCCGTTACAGTATACGGTAAGATAAGCGGCCAGGATATACTGCTAAGCTCAGAGAAGGCTAGCAGAACTAGAAGTAGATACAGAGGTTTTTAATATATGGGAGTAATACTTTACAGCGATTTTAAGAGCAGTAACGACGTAGATTATACTATAGAGATTATAGATAATACTTTTAGCGCTGGCTCTACGGAATTTAAAACAGACAGCCAAGGGTTTACTATTCAGTACTCCGGAGAAACTGACGACATAGTAAGCCCTATTATAAGCTCTGCTTGTACGGTGGGAATGTATGTAGAAAATTCCAGTCAAGAATCGCTATTTATAAATAATCTAAAGCTATACCAAGAAGACCGCTTTTATATTAGAATAGTTAAAGGTACTAGCGTTTACTGGACGGGTAAAATAACCCAGGACTTAGTAGCTATAGAAGACCAGTACTACCCGTATCTGTACGAAATTACAGCGGTAGACGGTATAGGGTTACTAGCTAACCAGGAATACACTACAGCAGGGAATAAAACTATTTTCGAAGTATTTAAAGAGAGCATAGACTTATTAAGTATAGACAGCCTTTATAGCGGTACAGACTTTTATTTAAGCACCTGCTTTAATACTTGGGACATAAACCAAACTTATAACGTAGATAACGACGCTATTAAGCTCGTAAGGTTTAATACTTTTGTATACCGAGAAACTAACGACGACGGAAGCTTTACGGAGCCTAAAGCTTTAGATATTTTAAAGCAGCTTTGTACCTTGTTTGGAGCGCGGATTTATCAACGTAACGGCACCTATGTACTAGAGCAATACATAGAGCGAGACGATACTAGCTATAGATATTTTAATTACGATACTTCCGGTGCTGAGTTAACAGTAGATGACAAAACAGACGACGTAACTATAAACCAAACTAGCGCGCAGGGCGCTAGGCTAAACGGCGGAGCTTATAACTTCTTACCAGCTTTAAAAAAGGTAGAGGTAAGCTATAACCAGATTAGACTAAATAACCTTTTAGCTAATAGGTTGGTATTTACTGGAGCTTCTAGCGCGGTAAACTTAGGTACTTTAGTTAACGATAACAACGGACAGATTAACCTAACCGGTAACCTGTTTTACAGCTTCTTATATAACGGCACCGGAGCAACTCAAAACCCGTTATTTTTTAGGCCAGTATTTAGAATACAGCTAAAGCAGGAAGACATACTAAACCCGGGTACGTTCTACTATTTAAAACGTGACTTTATACCAGGTGGCGGTAACGCTGTCTACGGCGCTACAAGCTGGACAACTGTAGCAAGTTATTACTACCTAGATGCGGGAATAACTAAAAACAGCGTACAAGGTTTAAATCTAGCCTCTAGCTTTAACATTGTAACGCCGCCTTTACCAGTAGACGGTTTAGCTAGTTTAGATATAGAGTTTTATAATATCTACGACTTTACAGGGTTAACTAGCGTACCAGTAAACTACACCGACACCGCGACTATTAACGAGGTTACGGCGATGTTTATAAACAACGGCACGCCAGGAACTACGCTACAGATTTTTACAAGTACAAACGGATCGGCGAACATAAAGAGTAACCTTACGCTAGATTTAGGCGAGTTAATCCTAGGCGATTCGTCCGGAATGGACGGGAGTCTTTATGTATACAACGGCAGCAGCTGGGTACCTTCTACAAGCTGGAGACGTGGCAATAGTGGGAGCTATATAAACCTTTACAAGCTTCTTACAAAAGAGGTGCTTAGTCTTTATAATAAACCAGTCCAAAGGTATAGCGGTACTATTATAGCGCCTTATACTTACGGTACTAGGTTCTTATGGTCTAGCGATTACTATTTACCTACAGGGGTAAGCTATAACGCTGGGACAGATGAGTATAGCGGCGAATGGTTTGTAATTGATAGCGATGACACGCAGATAACTATAGGCACGCCGGTAGATAGTAACCCGGTAGACGCAAGCTTTAAGGGCAGCTTTGATGGTCAAGGCGGTACTACTAACGTAGTGCTAGCGACTGACGGCAATATAGCCGGAATGGCGCTAGACACTACTACCAGCTCTATAGGGCCTTTTAGTGAAACTGGTACAGGTGGTAAGATAACAGGAACGGCAAACGTAACAGGAGCGACAACGCTAGACACTACTTTAGGCGTTACTGGTTTATCTACGTTAGCAGCTACAACAGTAGGAGCCTTTACCAGTACTAACAGCGTATCTGTAACTATTAATTCAATTACTGCAACAGCGGCCGGTAGTGAAACCTTAGACAGCTCGAAACACTTTAACTTTTTAAGTTATTCTGGTGGTAATGGTACTTATACTATAACACTACCACCGGCAGAGGACGGCGTGATTCTAAGGTTTAAGACCGACGATACTATAGCAGCTAATAAAAAAATAATATTACAAGGCGACGGAAGCGAACGAATAGACGGCGAAGGTAATTATACAATGGACAGGAGCTACGACGGTATTAGTATACTGGGTAAAGATTCGAGTTGGTTTATAATACAAAAGAAAGAGAAGTAAAAAAAATAGTCCAACTTAGTAAAATAATTAAATAACTCAAATGAATGAGAAAGGCTCGATTTTATTACCTGCTACGCAGAGGCCTACTAACAGGAGCAGCAAGCTTCATAACGGAGGGGTTAGTTATGGCCAGTAAATTTATAACCCAGGGGTTAACTTTCCCCGCCCAAGGTTCGGCCGCATTCAATGGGTCGAGCGATTATATTAGCATTCCCGATTTAGGTATTGAAGGAACCCAAGCGCGTACGATTATGGCTTGGTCATATGATAACGATGTAACAGAAGATATGGTTATTGTTGGCCTTGGCGATTCAAACACTAACGGTAAAAAATATTCTTTTAAATTAAAAGGTAGCGGGTTAAGGATAGAAGTCCGCAGCGCGGGCTATAATTCAACCACATTTACAAGAACACAAAACAAGTGGCATCACGTTGCAATTACACAAAGCGGTTCTAATCTCAATACTGGTGTATTGTATTTAGATGGTTCTGCGGAATCCGTTACATTAAGCTATACAAGCGACACACAAGAAATAGGCGATAATGTTATTGGCGCTCAACCTATAACATTTGACGACCCAATGGACGGCAACCTTGCCAACGTCGCAATATGGAACCGCGCACTTTCAAGCGATGAGATAAATTCCGTGATGTGGAAAACTTACGAGCAAGTATCCACTACAGAAAGCAATGGATTACAAGCTTGGTATAAGTTAAGTGCTGACGAAGTA